CGGTGACGGTCTTTTGCAGCTCGTCGTAAGCCTTTTTGCGCTCTTCGAGCATGGTTGCGATGTCTTTGATTTCCATGATGTTTTCCTTTCGGGAATGAAAAAGCCGCCTCAAGGGCGGCTGCGGTTCAGGTGAAACGGAACGGCGGACTAGATGGCGGCGCAGCCCCGCAGGACTTCGGCCAAGTCGGCCAGTGACATGTCGCCCTCCCCGGAATCACTCCGGCTGATGACGCTTTTGACCCGGCTCACCAGCGCGGTGGCCTCGGTCTTCGACAAGCCACAAGCATCACGCAGGTGGCGTTCGATCTCGGACAGGCTGTCGAGCTCTTCGATGGCTTTGACAGCGGAAACGCGCGAAGCGTCGTTCATGGGGAAGGTGACAAGGGACAACTCCACCAGGTCGACCTTTTTCAAGCTGCGAACACCGGTCACGCGGTCATAGCTGTCGTCACGCACCCGGTAGCCGATGGACATACCGGAAAGCGCGCCCATCTTCATCAGCTCGTAGGCTTCGGCGCCGCGGGCTGTCTTCAGCGCCAGCTGGCCCTTGACCTTAAGGCCCACGGCGTCCTCTTCCATGCTGGTGTAAACGCCGATGGGCTCGGCCTGGCGGTGCTGCCAGAGCATGGCGGGCAGGCGGCCGGCTGCTTTCTGTGCGGCCAGCGTCTCAGCGAAGGCGCCGGGGACAACGATGTCGCCGCCCTTGTCGGTGATGTTGAAAATCGAGCCGTACCCTTCAAAGGTGCCGGTGTCGCCGCTGGCCTTCAGTTCACACTGAAAATCGAGGGTCTTTGTGGTCATGGTCTTTCCTTTCAGGCCGCAACGGGCGCGGGAACGCCGCCAGCGCGCGGCGGCAGTTTGGCGGCCTCACCGCCCATCGGGTTCAATTCGTCCAGGGCACGCACTTCGTCCTGCGTCATCCAGGCCGGCGATCCACCCGAGCCCAGCGCGCGCGCGAAGTATTCGCCCTGATCCTTGAGCGCGCCGCGCAGCAGGCCGGCCGCAATGAATTTGAAGTAGTACCCCTGGACCCGCGGCCAACCCTGGAGCTTGTCGCGCTCGGGCATGTGGAAGTAAGCCCGGCCCAGCTGAAAGCCCTGACCGCGCTGTTGCCCTACGTCCACGCCAAGAAGGGCGCCGCGGCCGGCAAGCCTGAAGCGCCTGCCAAGCCGGCCGGGAGCAAGTTCGCAACCCGCCAAGGCCCGCGCCTGGCTGCGGCCGGGGGTAGGCAGGTTTGACCGTGAAGTGGTCAACGTCCTGCAAGGACTGGGAGCGCCGGATTGTGGCGCGCGAGTCGCTGATACCGTGCGGCCCGCTGTATCCCGATGTTGCGATGCAAGCCTGGGAAATCTGCAGCAGCTTCCGCCTGACCGATGTGGCCGGCCAGCCGCTGTTTGGCGAGGCTGCGCTGCCCTGGACCCGCGAATTCATCATGGCGGTGTTTGGCGCTGAAGACCCGGAAACCGGCCGGCGCCACATCAATGAATTCCTGTTGATGGTGTCCAAGAAGAACGCCAAGAGCACCATCGCCGCGGCCATCATGTTGACCGCGCTGATCATGAACTGGCGCCCATCGGCTGAGCTGATCATCCTGAGCCCCACCAAGGAAATCGCGGACAACAGCTACAAGCCCATCCGGGACTTCATCAAGGCCGATGAAGAACTGGACGCCATGTTCAAGGTGCAGGACTACTTTCGGCTGATAACGCACAAGGAAACCGAGGCCACGCTGAAGGTGGTGGCAGCAGACAGCGACACAGTGAGCGGGAAGAAGGCGGCGTTCGTTTTTGTGGACGAACTGCACGAATTCGGCAAGCAGGCCAAGGCCAGCAACATGTTGCTGGAGGCCACGGGCGGGCTGACATCGCGGCCCGAGGGCTTTGTGATCTACGCCACCACGCAGTCAGCCGAACCCCCGGCCGGCGTGTTCAAGACGAAACTGGCCTATGCGCGCAAGGTGCGCGACGGCCTGGTGGTGGACCCGAAGTTCCTCCCGCTGATCTACGAATTCCCGGACGCCATGATCCAGTCCAAGGCATACGAGGTACTGGAAAACGCCTATGTGACGAACCCCAACTGGGGCGCATCGGTGGACGTGGAGCGCATCACGCAGCTGCGCAGCCAAGCCAAGGAAGAGGGCGAAAACGAGTTCAAGGAATTTCTCGCCAAGCACCTGAACGTCGAAATTGGCCTGAACCTGCGCAGCGACCGCTGGGCCGGGGCCGACTTTTGGGAAGAGGCTGAAATCGTCCTTTCGCTGGACGACCTGCTGCGCCGCTGCGAGGTGGCGGTTGTGGGCGGCGACGGCGGCGGGCTGGACGACCTGCTGGGCCAGGCTGTAGTCGGGCGCGAGCGCGAGACAGGCCGCTGGCTGGCATGGTTCCACGCCTGGGCGCACAAGATCGCGCTGGAGCGCCGCAAGGAAATTGCACCGCGGCTGCTGGACTTCCAGCGCGAGGGCAATCTGACCATCGTGGACCGCCCCGGGCAGGACGTGCAGGAGTTCGTTGACAACGTATGCCGCGTACGGGACGCCGGGCTGCTGCCTGAAAAGCAGGGCATTGGCGTGGACGCGGCCGGAATCGGTGACATCGTGGACGAGCTGCAGGCCCGGGACTTTGACATTGCGGTTGACGTGGTGGCAGTAAGCCAGGGCTGGCGGCTCAACGGTGCAATCAAGACCACCGAACGCAAGTTGGCGGGCGGCGACCTGCTGGTGGCCAAGTCGGGGCTGATGCCCTGGAGCGTGAGCAACGCGCGCACCGTGCAGCAGGGCAACGCCGTATCCATCACCAAGCAGGCCAGCGGGACGGCAAAGATCGACCCGCTGATGGCGCTTTTTGATGCCGTGTCGCTGATGGCGCTGAACCCGGTATCTGCCGGCCGGTCATTTTGGGAAACCACCGCATGAAAAAACACATTGAAGCGTTCAAGGCGCTGGCCGCCGAATGGGCGCCCGATGCCGGGATGGTGGCCGGGGCTGGTGCCATTGCATACGGTGCCGGCCTGATCTATGTGCCCGCGGGCTGGATCGTGGGCGGCCTGTTCCTGCTGGCTGTCGGCTGGATGGCTGCGAAGGGTGGCAAGTAATGGGGTTCCTTTCGCGCGTCGTGGCCGAGCAGAAGGCATCGGACCCGCTGGCGATCTGGGCTGAAATGCTGCGCGCCGGCCGCACGTCCAAGGCCGGGCCGACGATCAACCTGGAAAACGCGCTGAAGGTGGCTACCATGTTTGCCTGCCTGCGCGTGCTTTCGCAAGGCTGCGCACAGGTGCCATTCAAGCTGTTCCGCGAAACGACCGTCAACGGTCTGAAGAACATCGAGCCGGCGCGCGGCCATCGGCACTATGACCTGGTGGCCACGAAGCCGAACGACTGGCAGACCAGCTTTGAATTTCGCGAGCAGCTGGTGATTCACGCCGGCCTGGGCAATGCCTACGTCTGGAAAAGCCTGGTGATCGGCGGGAAGGTCGCTGAAATGATCATCCTGGACCCGGGCCGCATGGAGGTCCAGCACCCGAACGAGTTTGAGGCCCCGGTTTACAAGTACACGCTGAAAGACGGCAAGGTCGTGCTGTTCGACTCGAAGACCATCTGGCACGTTCGCGGCCCCAGCTGGCACGGATTCGCCGGCCTGGACATCCTGCAGATGGCGCGCGAGGCGCTGGGCCTGAGCATCGCCACCGAGGAATCGCACTCCAAGCTGCACGCCAAGGGTGTGCGCCCGTCCGGGACGTATTCGGTGGACGGAAACCTGAGCCCGCAGCAGTACGCCGACCTGAAAAAGTGGATATTGGCCGAGATGGCGGGCTCTGACAACGCAGGCGCCCCGATGATCCTTGACCGCGGCGCCAAGTGGCTTACACAGGCTATGACCGGACTGGACGCCCAGCACCTGGAGACGCGGAACTACCAAGGCGCTGAAATCTGCCGCTTCATGGGCGTGCTGCCGTCAAAAGTGGGATTCACCGACAAGGCCGCCACTTACGCCAGCGCTGAGCAGTTCGCCATCCAGCATGTGGTGGACAGCCTGGGGCCATGGTATGCGCGCATTGAGCAATCCGCAGACATCAATCTGCTGACTCCAGCCGAGCGGGCGCAGGGCTACTACTTCAAATTCATTGCAGCCGGCCTGCTGCGCGGCGCTCTCAAGGATCAGGGCGAATACTTCGCGCGTGCGCTGGGCTCTGGCGGATCACCGGCATGGATGACGCAGGACGAAGTACGCGCCCTGGACGAACTCAACCCGATGGGCGGTGAGGCCGCCAAACTGCCGCCGCGCGCTGGCAGTGTTCCCTCGCCCGTTGCGGCCTGAAAGGAAAGACCATGACCACCAAAACCCTCGATTTTCAGTGTGAACTGAAGGCCAGCGGCGACACCGGCACCTTTGAAGGTTACGGCTCCATTTTCAATATCACCGACAAGGGCGGAGACATCGTTGTGCCCGGTGCCTTTGCCGAGACGCTGGCCGCACAGAAAGCAGCCGGCCGCCTGCCCGCCATGCTCTGGCAGCACCGCCAAGCCGAGCCCATCGGCGTTTACACCAGCATGGAAGAGGACGCCGTGGGCCTGAAGGTCAAGGGCCAGCTGGCGCTGAAGACCGCCCGCGGCGCCGAAGCCTACGAACTCATGAAGATGGGCGCCCTATCCGGCATGTCCATCGGCTACCGCAGCCGGGACGACAGCTACGACCGCGTGACCGGCGTGCGATCCCTGAAAAAGCTGGATCTGGTCGAGCTTTCGCTTGTCACCTTCCCCATGAATGACGCATCCCGCGTCTCAGCCGTCAAGACCATCGAAGAGCTTGACAGCCTTTCCGAAATCGAGCGCCACCTGCGTGATGTTTGTGGCCTATCGAAGAGCGAGAGCACCGCCCTGGTGTCTCGCGTCAAAAGCGTCATCAGCCGGAGTGATTCCGGGGAAGGCGATATGTCCCTGGCCGACCTGGCCGCAGTCTTGAAGGGCTGCAAAGCCATCTAGTCCAACCGTTCCCAGTCCCCCGAACCACCCGCCGCCCTTGAGGCGGCTTTTTCATTCCCGAAAGGAAAACATCATGGAAATCAAAGACATCGCAACCATGCTCGAAGAGCGCAAAAAGGCTTACGACGAGCTGCAAAAGACCGTCACCG